TACTTCGTGTTCGTGATGACCCTCACAGTTTTTAAATAGTTTAGCGTACATTTCAGCTTCTTCTATAGTAGCAAATAAAGGCTCTCCATCTAAAGCTCCTACAACAGCTATTTTACTTTCTATATCTTGATACTTTTTCTTTTTAAAATCGTGCATTGTAGCTTCTATCAATTTGTCTGTAAAGTAACCCTCTATACTAAATCCTCTTACTTCTTTATTTTTTACTTTTTCCCAAACTTCTTCATTGTCAATTTTCATTTTTACAAACCATGTACCGATTGGCATTTTATTAAAGCCATATTGTGATGATTTATCAAATTTATTATCTTCCTTAATCCAGCTCTCTACAACGCTTAAACCATCAATTGGTACTTTATGCTCATAGGTAGTGTTATTGTTTCTTAAACTGCTCATAAATAGCTCCTGAGCTTGTTTAATAGTATCTTTACTAAAGTAAACTACATACTCCTCATCTAGCTCTTGATCATATCTTGGTATTTCTTTGTCTGGAATTAGTACCGCCCCTACTAAAGTCTTTTTTTCTTCATCTAATTTTGCTAAGGATAGGAAATTGTCTTTATTGAAAAATACCCAATTTTCTTCTATTGCAGGAAATTCAACTAGGCTTATAGCTTCAACGCCAAACCTTTCAGATTCTTCATCAATAATTAATTCAACTAATCTTCTTTTTAATTTTTTTTCTGCCATTGTAATAGTATATATTAAAAGTTAATATTTTGTTTATAGGGTACTTTGTAAATTAAGTTCTGATTGTAAAGCCTGAGCATTTGAAACATCAGTTTCTACAACAAACGCTTGAATTGGTGGAGCATCTGTACCTATAGCTCCAAATGTAGGTAAAGCAGGTACATCTCCACCCATATCTCCACCATCTGTTATAGTATCTGTTATACTTTCTGAACTACCACCCGCTCCCTCTACTTTAGTTTTATTTATTTCAGCTAAATTTTTAATACCTGCTGCAATTATTAAACCTGCTTGTATGAAATTAAAAGGACTAGGTACATCTTTAAATGCTCTTGTTGCCCCTGCATAGGTAGATATGATAGTTTCTGTACTAGCTAAAGCCTTATATGCAGCAGTACCCTCTTTTGCCAAACCTATACCCATTTGCAAAGTTTCCATTCCTGATTTTTTTGCTAACTCTTTTTCTAATTTTGCTTCTTTTCTTTTTTCATCTAAGAATTTCTTCATTCTCAAAAAATCTTGCTTTTGCTTTTCATCTGCAGCTTCTTTAAGTTTTTTATATAATTCTATTTGCTTATTAATTAATTCTCTTGCTGATCTTGTTTCAATTTCTTCAAGTACAGCTTTTTTTTCTTCTTCTAATTTTTTTGTTAATTCTGCATTGTTTTGAGCTAGTCCTAATAATTTATCATATTTCTCTTTAGCTAATCTAATTTCTTTTTCTGTTGCAGTTTCAAAGTGTAAAAATAATTCAGCATCTGCTTGTTCTTGTAATTGTTGTTCAGTTTCTCCTAGACTTTCTTTAGTGTCTTGTATTTGTTTGTCATACTTACTTATTATTGCTGCTTTATTTTTTTCATAACTATCAGTAATTTCTAAATTCTTATCTAAAGAATCTTTTGTAAATTGTATTTGATCATCTGTTATGGCTATTATTTCTTCACCCGTACTTTTTGTTAATCTTTCTATATTATTAATTGCTTTAGTAACATTTTCTTGAGTATCTTCTATCATTCCTAGAGTTTGGTTAGCCGTAAAAGCTATAGCTGGCGACCAGCTATCTGCCATTTCTTGAATAGACATTCCAGTTTCCTTTTCAATATATTTCAATTGAGCAGATAAATTTTTATTAACATTCTCTTGAAAAGTAATTAAATCTTCTTGAGTTTTTACATATTCTACACCAGTAAAACCCATTCTCTTTAATTCTTGTTGCGCTACTCTTTCAAAATTATCAGCTTTATCTTGATTGCTTTTAATTAACTTTTTATTAGTTTCTTCAAATTCTTTTAATTCTTCTTGCTTATTTGCTATATTTTGCTTAGCTGTATTATTACTTTGTTCTAAATTTGCTAATTCTTGTGCTTTTTGTTTTTCTAATAGTTCTAATTGTTCTTTATTAGCCTTTTCTGCATTATCAAATTGTTCGTTAATAGTTCTAAAGGCTTTCTTTTTAACTTTTATATCTTCATTCTGTAAGTCTATTAAATTCTGTAATGCCTCAGCTTCTTTCCTTAACTGTTCCTCTCTTTTTACAGCAGCTTCTTTTTGTTGAGCTTCTCTTTCTCTTTCTAAAGCATTTAAATTAGTTAATTGTTCTGACCTTTGCCCTGTGATCCTTTCATCTATTTCTGCTAATTTTGTTTTAGCATCTATTAATTTTGTTTGTAAGTCTATATTATCTTCATTCAAAGCTAATTCCATTTCAGCAAGTCTTAGACCTTCCATAGCTAATGCTTTTTCTTGTTCCATTTGTTCAGCTAAAACTTTACCTAATTCAAAGTTAGCTTGTATTCTTTCATCAATAGACCTTGCTTCATCATCTCTAATTTGTCGCATTAATTCAGCTTCTTTTTGATACTGTAATTGAAGTAAAGCTAATTCTGCTGTTAGTAATTGTACCTTATTTCTTTGTTCTACTAAAGCATCTGCTGAATCTGATGCAGCACTTGAAAAACCAAATAATGCTCCTATTGTATTATTAAATAAATCTACTAACTTCTCTAATACAAAAACAACAGCTTCTACAGCCTTTCCTATAAGATCGAAAAGTGGTTTAAGTTTTAATAATATTCTTTGAAAAGCATCTGTTGTTTTTTGGTTTTGTGAAAATAAACCTGTAAGCTGAGATAGTAAACCTAGAAATAAACCTATACCTGCTGCCTTTATAGCAATTCCTATACCTTTAAGACCTTTACTCATAAAACCTAAACCTTTCTGAGCTATCTTACCTTTTGTACCTACTTGCTTTAAGCCATCTCCTACATTTTTAATGTTTTTCTGAGCTTTTTCTGTTGCTGCCTTAAACAATAAAACTATTTCTTTTTTACCCGTTGCCATAATTAAATGTTTTTCTTAATTGTCTTTTAAATTGTTTTTTTACCTTTTTATAATCTTTTGTATATTCTTCTTGTCCATAAACAAACTCAAATTCTTTATAATCTAATTCTTGCTTAGTTATGATCTTTAATACTTTTGGTATCATACTACCTATTATATTTACTTTTTCTAATTCCATTCTAAATTATTTAAATTTTCAAATAATATACCTGCTGAATTTTGAAATAACGCTTTTATTTGTACTGGCTCTTGCCCCTCTGAAATTGGTTGCCTTATAACTTCTACTTTTGCTGTCCAATTAACTATTTCATCAGCCCCACCTGTTATTTTAGGTGTCCACCTCTTATTTGTTGTTGATGATATGTTTAAAGTTGGGTTTGTAAATGCACTATCTTTATTTGATTTTAGTAAAGTTCCACCTGCTGCTCCTACATATAAATTAGCTTCATTTCTATTTACTATCATTGTATCTGCCTCAAAATAACCTACTTTACCTGTATTTGTTCCTGACATTATACTTCCCATAATAGTCATTTTAATATAAGTCATTGTTGATATAGGAAATAACATTAAGGTAGTTTGATTACCCATAAAACTAAAATTATACTCATTAATATTGTCTAGCGTTTGGCTTTGTATATAAAAGCAGGTAGCATTAGCTCCACCTAAAGAATTATTAACTATATAATTAGATTCTAAGTTTAACATAGATGGCATAGGTAAACTAACACCTCCCGCATCTTCTGTAGCTATATCAGTAACCCCACCCGTTATACTATCACTGCTATAACAATCTCCCTCTCCTGTAGTTTCGTTTGTTTGAACAAAAGACCAATTATCATTTATTTCTTCACAACAAGAATTAGTTATTGTTGTAGATGCTCCTGTTGCTGAATCTGTCCAAGTCATTAAACCACTTGCAGTAAAAGTTGGAATTGCGCCACATTCATTAGTTAATTTATCTATAACCTTTAAAAGAGTTACTTTTGTTGATTTATTTCCACCTACTAAATGACCTTGTATGTTAATAATTCTCCATAAAGTATTTTTGATATAGTATTTGTTTTGGAAACCTTTTTCAGTAAATAACCTAATATCTTGTTCATTTAAGTTTAAATAACATTCCATTATTCTAGCCTCATCTGAATATAATTCATTTATATACTGTGACCAGTAGTCCTCAAAATATCCATGAGTAGAATAAGTGTTACCAAATACATTAAATGTAAATCCTGAATTAAAATTTGGTGAATAATAAGTCCAATTAAGTATTTTAGTGTCTGCTGTTATATCTCCTAATGTATTTAGATCATATTGTAAGCACAAAGGAAACTCATTATTTGGAACATTATAAGCATCATAAGTTTGCATATATTGAGGTGATAATAAATGAAAGTCATAAGCATTATTTGTCAAAGTATTTGTTCCTGTTACTTGTACAGGTGTGCCACTATAATAAAATAATTTAGGTTTAATACTTGATAAAGGATTTGATTCTTCTCCTAATTTTGCGCCAAAACAATAAGCTACAGCTACATTAGTTACAGGTGATGCCCCACTAATTCCAGGTAGTCCTGTTGCTTGATTGTAACCATAATGACCTATACCTTGTGCTATAAAAGGCGACATTTTAGAAAAGTTTGTAAACTCTTTTCCTGCAAACTCATTGTTTCTATATTCATTATACTCTCCATAAACTAAATTTCTTTGTTCAGTATATCTTTGATTTAAAATGTCTTCATCTTCTAAATCTTTGTATTTTAAATGTCTATATTGAAATTGATTAGTTGATTTTACAACCATTTCTTTAGAAGTATCTAGTTTGTCTGTATAATATAAAGTTGAACCACCTGTAATATAATCTTGATAAGGCTCTATTAATAGTAACCTTTCATTATCAGGGTCTGTACTGACAATTAAGTTAAATCTATTTATTAGATCTTTAACAAAATCTGATTGTGTCATATCAGGCATATTGTGATACATTTGTACCTCTCCATTTATACCACCACCCATTATAGTAGTAACGCCTGTTTGCATAGTTTCTATAGTACAGGAATTAACAGTTACATTTACATAAGTTCCACTTGGATTATAACTATCCCACCAAAAAGCAAGTCTTAAAAAAAATATCTCTCCAGGATTGTTTGGTAAAAGTTGAGTAAATTCCATTGTAGCAGTTTCTCCTGCTGTTATATTTTGCCCCATTCCAACAAACGCCCAACTGCTAGTATATCCTGCATCTTCAGTAACAAAATATCCAGTTGATTGACTTTTCCAACTTAATCTAGCATTTAAGCCATCACCATAATCTCCCCCAGTTGTTGTAGTTGCAGCTAGTGTTATAGAAATAGTTACCTTTACCTCAAAATTTCCTTGAGGTAGTAAAGATTGATTTCCGTCAGTATTTAAAGGCATTTGAATAGATGGTGTGTTAGCATAAAGCCCTGTTACCCCCCAATCTGCTATACTATCATTATACAAACCATTAGGGTCATAAACCTCATTATTAACAACTAATTGAGTATAAGTTCCTGAGGTTTCAAAACCTGCCCAACCTGCTATCTGCACATCTGCATTTGTTGCTGCACTCATATTAGCCTCAAACCCAACAAAAGGAGCTTCACTACCACCACTTGTATTAAAAATAGATTGCACTTTATCGTGTTGTGTAGATAGTGTCATAAATAATCTACTAAAAAATTGTGTATCTGTTATAGGCGTTTCTGCTGTATCATCAATTCCCATAAAGGCACTTTTAATTTGATAACCTGCCTTTTGTGCAATTATATGAAATAACCTTTGTAATCTAATTGCAGGTTTTAGATTAGATCCTACAACCATACCATAATTACTTAAAGCTGTATTTAAATCCCCACCCTCCTCATCTGTTACTGTCCATAAGTCTGCGGGATTCCAAAACATAGAATCAGAAAAAGGCACTTGTGTATGCCCCCAGTCTATTATAGGGTACATAATATCATTAGTAGTAGTAGATTCTACTGTAGTTAATCCTGTACTCCAACTATTATAAATATTAGCTAAGGTTAGTTTATGATCTAATTGTTTATCTTCTACAAATAAACTTGGATTAGTTGTATCTTGAGTTCTAAAAGCATCTTTTAATCTATTGTCTTTTATATCTGTAAAAAAGTTTGCTGTATCACCAAAAAGAGCTACTTCATATAATCTTGCATTTAAGTAAATAGATTTTAATTCTATAAATCCTTTTAGTTGCTGGATACTATCTACATATAATATAGCTTCAAATTTCTTTTTCGTATTATATACTAATGTATCTAAATTAACATCAAACCAATTTTCAAAGAATTTATTGTTTCTATTTGTAAAAGGTAGTTTAATTGTTTGGCTAAAACTTGATTTTCTTTTATCAGGACTTTTTAAATCTAACCAATTATAATTAACTACTACATTAGGGTTTTTTTGTAGGTCTAATTCAAACTCTTTTACATTATATGTACTATCTGTTGATAGGTTTCTACGATATGCTACTAATCTTATGTCCATTAACTATTAGTTCTTACATTATTAGCGTACTCTAATTTAATAGTGTACTGTATTTTTATTTTATTATTTACACTTGTTTTTTTAGTATATGTTTTATTAGTTAAAATAACAGGGTAAATTATATCATTGTCATCTATTATTTGAACATTAATACTTGTAAATAGTTCCTCTAACCAAACTGCCTCATCTTCATTAAGCCAATCACTATTTATAGTTAATTTTCTTTTAGCTTCTGAATATAATGTACCTGTACCTCTATCCCAATTATTGTAATCAAAAGTTGTACTATCCCAAGTTCCCGCAACGCTTGACATAGTTTCTTTTTTAATATCTAAGCTTTCTGTTGACTTACTTCTAAAATTAAAATAATCCCAAGATCCTAATCTATTTCTCCAAGCAAGTCTAATATTATCATATTTTGTACAGCTTTGGTGTCTATCATCAACAGTAGCCCCACTACCATATCTATAAAAATAATATTGTTTAGTAACTCTATATGTATCAACTGCACTTGAACTAGCTGTATGTCCTGAAACTCTATAATATGCCCAATTTGAATGGTTGCTAGGTCTAGCATCAGTATTATCATTTTGTACTTCTAGATTTCTTGTACCACAACCAAAATATAATATAGCTGAATTTACTGTTGTTGATTCTGAAGCAGAAGCTCCACCATTAGCAGCATTATTTGTAAAATTATAATATTCTGCTCCACCTGATGTACCTGCAATAGCAACGCCACTTGAATTAAAATACTCTACTTTTATAAAGTTTATTTTATCACCAAAATCTAATATTCCATCAGATGAATCACCTTGTTTAAAACAAACTGTTAATAAATCTTTATTATCAGCACTTGTACTACTACCCCTTACAAATTGAACTGTAGGAGCATTGGTTAAAAAGCTATAACTATCTTCTGATGTTAAGTTATTTTCAAAAAACTTTAAAGGATTATTAACACCATCTTCATCTAAACCACCTATATTAGTTGCTGTTTTAGTAAAAGGCGTTGTTGCAGGTATAGCGTATATAGTTTCAGTATCTTGAGCTAAAGTTTCAGATGGAGCAGTAGTAGCTGAGGTTGCAACTTCGTGTCCTGCTTTTACTGTAACTTTACATAATTGACTTGTATTTCTAGAAAAAGGTGTTGAAGTAGAGCTTACGCCTATATCGTGTATAGAGCCTGTATAACTAGCAGGATCATTTCCTATATTCTTAGTTTCTGTTTCTAAATATGTTTTAACTATTTTTGATATATCTACAACAGCATCATCACTAGCGTTCTTATGTAACTTTAATTTAGCTTTTTCTACATCATCTATAAATATCTGTACTATATATCTAAATTTAAATCCATTATAAATAGCTGAACTACTTTCTGATAGTACAAATACCATAGGACTATAAGCTGCTGCTAATTTATTAGGTTTTTGAGTTATTGTTGTTGCCATATTATTTCTTTGTTTCTATTAATACCTTGCTTGGTAGTTTGTCTATTACTTTACTAAAATCTAATCTAAATGCTTCTGTAAGCTCATCAGGAAGCGTTTCAAGAGCTTTTTCTACAGGTCTGCTATAAAACATTGTTCTTTCTAATCCACGCCTTTTAATTGAATATCCTATTGCATAAGCTAAACCTATCTCATTCATATCACCTAAACTAATAGGCTTATTTTTAATCCAACCCTGAATAGCATTTACCATAGCTCCACCAGGATTAGCATATTTAAATTTAAAAGGACTACCTGCTCCTCTTGCCATACCACTACCTTTAAAACCACCTACACCTTTTACTCCTTGATCTACAAATTGCCAATAGTCATCAGCATCTCCAAAATCAAACCCCATACTAATTGTACTATCTGTACTTTTCATTGTATAGTGATATTGATTAAATAGAGTATTTTGTTGAGTTCTTTTTCCTTTTTGATTAAGTATAGCTCTACCTTGTTTAATTACATTAGATCCAAATTTAGCCATAGCCTTTTCTATATTCTTAGCATTACCTTTTACAAACTTACCATCTGTACCTCTTAATCTAAATACTACTGCCATTATGTATTAGGATTATTATCTGATGGCTCTATAGGAGCATCACAAAGGTTATTAGCGTTATTTACTTGTATTGACATAGTAGCACTCCAACCTGTAAGAATATTAGCAAATCTTGCAGTAAAAGGCTCAGTAGTTATTGGTAAATCTAAAACAGCTTCATCAGGCACATAGCTTAATTTTTTTCCACTATCTCCGCCTGATGTTTGTAGAGCTAAGTTCTGTCTAAATTCTGCTATTATATCTTGAGTTATTTGTAGGTTATTAGTCCATACTTCATTTCTGTTACTTAAATCTTCTTTAAGCATATCTAATACAAATATTGTAAATGTATAGGTTAAAACACCCATATCAATAGTAGCTGTTCCAGGCTCACAATATAGTATTGGAAAGTCAGATTGATCTAATTTATTTATGTCCACTTCATCTAAGAAGCCTGAATGAAAAGAATTAATTAAATAATGATTAGTAGCTATATTACTAAAGTCATCTATTATGTTTTTGTATGTTACCATAGTTATTTTTTTCTGTACCTGTTTTATCTTGTTGGTAGCATAAATAGGTTAATACTAAATATAGCTCCAACTCTGTTACTTTTTTAATGTTTAAAATATTATCATTTGCCAAAGCAAAGATTATATTATACCAACCCCACTTACCACTTAGGCTTTTTTCTTCAACCTCTTCCTCGTTTCCCTGGAATATCTGACTAAAGCTATTGGTAGTTTTTTCCCTAAACGAAAAAAAAAACTCAATGCTGACATTGAGGGAAGTGCAGGAAAGTTTAAAAACTCTTCCTCTATATACTCACTAGGACTATAAGGCTCTATACTATACCTTGTTTTAGTTTCTTTAACTATAGGTCTGTATAGTACACTCATAATCTTATGTAGATTCTTATGCGCTTCTTTACAATGGTTTTCTATATCTACATACTCTCCCATAGTTATCTCACTAAGATTGGGTATAAAACCATAAGTTGTTCCATTCCATTCTACTTTTTTTTGCAGTTCATCAGTATTAGGTTCAACAGCTAAAAATGAAATACTTTTTAAAACTTTATTTAGACTTTTAGCTTCCATTCTATCAATCATTTCTTTATCTAAGCCACATATAATTCCTAATATCTCTACATTAAATTCCTGTTCTTTTAATTTCTTTCTTTTTAACTTCTCAAACTTTTGGTACATTTCTATTGTTATACCTGCCCAATCAGTAGGAATTTCAACTTTCTTTTTTAGTCTTTCCATTTTAATAGTATATATATTTTGTTAATAATCGTTTATAATATGTAATATTGTCCACTATAATTGGTCATTAGCTTATTTAAAGCAACATATCTAACAGCATCTATAATGTGATCTTGTTGGTTAGTAGCAGGTTTATTTACTATGTGTCCATTCTTATCAGTAAGCCATTTGTAATATTTAAACTCATTTAATGTATTTGTACTATTCTTAGTTATATGTAGCTTAAAACGCCTTAAAACATCTATTCCCATATTAATACTATCAGCTCCTTTACGAGCAGGAAACATTAAGAATCCCATACGCCTTAATTCTTCCCCACTCTTAGGCTCTGCTGAATCGTATATTATTTCTGTCTGTCTTGTTATATTTATTTCTCTTAGCTTTTCTGCTATATCTTGGTTTGTTAATCCTTTACTATATATTAGTTCATTAATATATAAATTATCATTTAATTTATATACTTCTGCTATTGCTGTAGGATCATTACTGTAGCCAAAGTCCATTCCTAGTGCAATTAACTTTGCTTCTGTAGGCACATTATTAGCTATCTCAAACTGTCTAAATATAGTTTCTGTAGGTTGTGCCATATCCCCTAGTCCATATATTTTCCAATAGTTACTATCTAAATCTCTAAGTCTTTCTATCTCCTTAATTGTTTCTTCAGGTAAAAAAGGATTATCTAAATATGTAGATTTAATAAATGTACAGTCCTCTCTATTCATTACATTATCATATATCCACGAATATGGATCAGATGGATTGAAGTCTAAATATATATTTTCTGTTGTTCTTAAACTTAACTGTATCCAATCTTCAAAGCTAAACTCATTTGCTTCATTAAGCCAAAGTATGTTTCTTTTTCTTCCTCTTATTTTCTGGGGCATATCCACTGAAATAAACTCTATTTCATTTTTATTTAGCTTATAAGTTAATTCTGATTTGTTATGATTATTTGGATTGTATAGATTGTGTTCTTCTAAGATATTAAAAAAATCTCTATATGCAGTACCTTTAAGAGCAGGTAAAGTTTTTCTACATATTGTATATACCTTACCCTGTTCCTGTAGAGCTTTCAGGATTATTAACTGTGCTAAAGAATAAGTCTTACTACTTCTTGTTCCACCTTGATTAACTACTATTCTTGTGGTTGCATTAAGATTCTTCTGTAGTACTATTGTTGCTTTTAGGTTTAACGATTTCAATTTCAATCTTTTTTATTTCTTCATCATTAGAAGTTAGATTTATATTTTGTTGTTGTATATATCCTCTTTTGTGTCCTTTATGCTGTAAGTAAAATATAATACTCCTTTCTTTTTCTTTTTGTATGTTCTTAAATAATTGACTTTCTACAAAGTCTAATTTTACATTGTCTATCTCATCTACTTTCTTTCTAAAGTCCTCATCTTCTTTATACCATTTATAAAAACTTGATCTACTTATATTTGCTTTACTACAAGCTGTAGATACTATTCCTAATGAGTTCTCTAAACTCTCTATTAACATTTTTTTCTTTATATGTTCTTTTTTGCTCATTTTATTAAATTTATTTTATAATTTATATTCAAAGTTTACTGTTATTCTACCACTTGATTGAGTTACTCCACCATCTCCAACATAAGCTCCTTTTCCATGCTTCATTCTACCATAATCTGTACATATCCATTTTGGATCTTTTTTTAAAGCATAAACTAAACTTGGAGCAGATGTTCTAATTCTATATCTATATTTATTATTTAAATATTTTTTGCCAATATAATTAAGTAATCTTAATCCTATTCCTGCTCCTTGATAGTCTGGTAATATTACTAATCTATGTACTCTCCTTATTCTTTTAGCTGTTGGGTGTGGTTGTACCATAACACTAATAAAACCTGCTAACTGTTCATTAACAAAAGCAACATATACATTTGCTGCATTATTGTGCGTATGATTTAAATAGTGGTGTTTAGCAAACATTCTCCATATTGACTTATCTCTTGTTTGGTATATTTCAAATTTAATTTTTGGTTTATTTTTTTTTTGCTTTCTCAAATCTTGGAAAGTCATAGAATCTGTGTTAAATATCCAATCAGGCATTAACCAATCTACTATATCATAATGACAACTTATAGCTATAAATTTTTTTTTGTTTCTTCTTATTGATTTTTGTACTGCATAACTGCCTATTTTAGCTACATTCCTATCTACTACACTTGTAAATTCATCAAAAACCATTAATTTTTTATCTTGTAATAAACCATTTGCTAAATCAACTCTCATTTTTTGTCCATTAGATAATACTGAATAAGGTTTTAACCAACTTGGTGGAGAAGAAAAACCTACGCTGTTAAATGTTTTAGTAATTTCATCTACACTTTTTTCTTTAGGCATATCATCTAATATAGTTTCAGCTTCATATTTAAAATTAGTTATATAACTTTCTGGAAATAGCTCTTTTGCTATTGTTGTCTTTCCACTACCACTTGATCCTATTATACAACCTATATTCCAATTATTATCTATGTTAATATTACCAGTAAATTTTTCTACAATATGTTCTGTTTGTAAATCAAATTTACCCATTACTGAGCTAACCCTAAATGTCTTTTTAGGTTTAACTTCTTTTATAATGTTAAAATCTTGCATTTATATCCTTTTTCTGTTAATTCATTATATAATATTTCTTGCTCTCTTTCAGAACTTACATCTATTTCTATTTTATATTGTAATTCTATTTTATTAGATAAATCATCTTGTAATTTATCTACATTAAATCCTAATTCAATATCTTTAAAACCCCAATTCTTTAAATCTACTATATCAAATTCATTAGCTAATATATCCATATCAAAAGTACCTCCTGATTTATTAAGTCTTATATTTAATTCTCTTTCATCTTCTTTTGTTAAATGTACTCTTACTGTAGGTATTTTTTGTGCTCCTAATTCTCTTAAAACTTTTAAGCGTTGATGTCCACCTATAACTGTTAAATCGTGATTGGCAATTATTGGATCAACTAATCCAAATTTGTCAATACTTGCTTTTAAATCTTCATATTGCTTATTACTAATCTGTCTTGGATTATATTTAGCAGGATTAAGACTGTTTATGTTTATTAATTCTATTTTCATATAAGTATTTTTTAATATTTTCTAAATGTTGTATTCGACAGTATGTATTAAATTGTTTATCTGTTTCTGCCATATTATGACAATCTCTACAAAGAGCTATTAAGTTTTCTATATAATCCATAAATTTACTACCCCCCATTCCTCTTGATTGTATATGGTGTATATCTACAGCTTGACTTCCACACATTTCACAACCTATAAAATCACTTTCATCTAAATAAAAAAAAGTCATATATACTTTAGTATGGTTTCTCATATCTTACAAGACTTTTCGTAAACCTTTTTTAAATTATTTATTATTTGTTTATTACAAGGACTACAGCTTTTCCATTGAGGATCTACACCAAATACCCCTTTATATAAAGCTGATACTATTCCTCTTTCAGCAGGTGTAAGCATACCTTTTTTATTTACTGTTGGCATAACTTCATCATAAATTTTGATCTCATCTTCTGTAAACTGTCTAATATTTTTGAAGTTTGGAAACATTTGATTTAGCTTTTTTCTTCTTTCTTCACAACCACAATCATCTCCTAATACTGCCTTAGCTACTTTGTCTATTCCTGTAGCCTTTGTAATTTTTGCAATGGTATCCCCTAGTCCTTTACTTTTCTCTTTCATTTTTTAAATAGTTTTTTACAATTCTTACCGATTTTCCTAAAGTGTTTCTGTTAATCTTTGTAGCCATTTGCATAGTAGTTAAACTAAATCCATTTAAATAATAAATTTTAAATATCTGCACATC